AAGAACTGCACGGTCACTCCACGAAGAGTTGCACGTACAAATCGCCTGCGCCGACAGCCGTCGAATCGGAATCGGCAACGCCGGTGGTCGTAGCAACCCACATCGTCTTGCTGAAGTTGATACCGTCCGGCCATGCCAACGGCACTTGGCTCGATGCCGGGACCTCGATGGTGAGTGCCGGTACCGTCGTGCCGACCGCCGGTGCATCGGTCGACTCGTAGAGCTTCACGTAGCGCGCGGCCGCGTTCGTGTTGATGAGCAATGCGCCCTTCAAGTTGGCGCCGTACTGCTTTACCGGATTGAGATTGATCGTCGCCAGCGAGACGAGCCGAAATTTCATTGCGGACATGTTGTTCTCCCGTTAGACGACGCCGATCTCGCCTTCCGCCTGAAACGTCAGAGCGGAGGCTGCGGATGCTAGGCCGGTCAGGAAGTCGGCAACGTCGAGACGAAGCAAGCCGTACCAATCGACGAAATTTCCCGGGTTCCCGTTTGCCGGGATGCTTGTGCCGTTGAATGCGAACTCGGTACCAGCGGCAGAGCCCCCCGTCGCGCCGATATACAGCGTCGCATTCGCCGCGGCCGCCGATTTATTGACGATGCGAATGTGACGCAAGATCACGTACGCGTTGGTGTTCGTGCCTGCGAGCCCTGCGCCGCCCGAGAGCGTCGGAGGATTGATGAGGTTTGCGGCGGCCGTGCCGAGAGCCACCGGGCCGAAGCGCAGTATCTTGTTCGCTGCCATTTGGTTTCCTTACTGGGGCATCAAGAAGCCCTTGACGTAGACCTTCTGGATGCCAGAGGGAATCGCCGAGGTGAAAGCGAGGGTCCTACCGTTGAGCGAATACGTATCGCCACCCTGAAAGCCAGTATCGAAGGCGACAATTAGATTTGCCTGTGAGCCATACGGCTGGGAGAGCGTCAGCGTGGTCGATGTGCCCGCGGTGAAGTCCACACCGTTCACGAAGCCAATCGCCCCACCGCTACCCTTCTCGTCGAACCAGCCCCCCATGAAGGTGCGGGGCGGCGTCATCAATGGTTCGTCCTGCTCGGCGGAATCAAACACGAGGACGGGCCCGATGGATCCCTGCGGGCCAGCAGGGCCTTGTGCACCGATCGGCCCGGGGATCGACGAGAACTCGTCGCTGCTTCCATCCGAGTCACCCAGCAGCACGGGAAACGGCGGCAACTCGATCGACGGCAAGAAATTGCCCGACGCGCCACCCGTGCGATTCCACAATGTCAGTTGCAGATACAGGAAATCTCGCGTCGGATACCCGTCTTTATCCATCCACGGATACCGCGCCTGCGGGAAGCCGGCCGGCAAATCACCCGTCGCCATATCAGCTCGCGATTAGCGTGGCACCAACAACATCGCGCGGCACCGGGTCGGAGAACTTGGCCTCGTAGACGCGATCGCGCGCGTTGCCGAGGCGCCGCCAGATCGCGCGGCTTTTTGTCTTTCCAACCAGACCGATCGACTGCCAATGTTCGTTGCTCCAGGTCTGGCCGCCGTCGTCCGACCAGCGCAGCATGACTTTCGGGTCGCTTCCCTGGCCGCTTTGCAAACCGACGCCAGGGGTGAACTCGAGCTGCAAGCGCTGATGAAAAACCCGCTCGCGATCGCTGTCATCCCAGACATGGGGCGCACGTCGCCAAGCAATGAGCGGTTCGCCATTGTCGCTATAGATGGCGCGTGACATCTGATAGAGGTTGCCGTTCTGATAGTCCCCTACAAGACGCATACCCGCGAAGTTCATGAAGCAATTCGATCGGTGTCGATGAAACCGGCCCGCGCTCGGGTCATAGCTCAACCGCTCATGCCACATATTTGTCGTCGCATCCCATACCCACGTCGCGTCAGCGGTTGGAAAGGTGAGCACGTAGAACAGATGCTCGTCTTCCTGATACGCGTACGCGATCGCATCGCTGATGACCGGATAGCTCTTGATCGCGTTATTGACGGCGATTGTCGATGCATCCACAGTCTGGTATCCGACGGTACGCTTGACGGTGTTTTGCCCTTGCTCATTGGCACCTAGCCAGACAAGGCTGTCGCCGACTCGAGCAATGCTCTGTGCCGCCGCGCATCCTTGTTGCAACGTCACGCCCTGCAACCGCGAGAACGGGAACGTCGCATTGCCTTCGTCGTACCACACCTCGGTCGTTCGCTCGCCGATCAGCCATAGCTCACGCTTGTCCTCGATGAAGGTCACAAGGTTGTCCGTACTCGTGTCCTTGAGGGCGAAATAAGTTGCATCCATCGGGCTCACGCCGTTCCAGTACAGCGGCGACGTGTAGAAGATCTGCGAACCCGGCTTGTTGAAAACGAGCCAACCGTCGACGAATGCGATACGCGAAGCACCCAGCCACGCCGGATCGCCGATCTGATTTACCGTCCACGCCGAAAGGTTCACCACGTAACCGTTCGGGCCATCGGAGATCACCGCGATGCCGCCGGCGCCGTTGTCCCGGATGACCACGGGCCCGCTCGACGTCGAAATCTGGCCAATCTGCGTGGCGGCCAGCACGGCATTCGAGGTTGCGGTCGCAGCCGTCGCGATGGTCACCTTGAAGACTGCATTGCCCGAGACGACAAGAGCCGTCTGCCCCCCTGGAAGCGGCCAATCGCCGCGTACTGGCCCATTGCCGAGCGTGATCTGACTCAAAAGCCCCGGCGTGCCGAGGAGCGCCTTCGGCGTCTTCGACTCCTCGTTCTGCGAAACCTCGACGTACCAGTTGACGCACTTCTCGGCGTCTTGAAGTAGCATCGGCGCTTCATACGCCTGCCCGACGAACGCGAATTTCGGCATGGCTAGCGAAAGCCTCCATGCAAAATCCAGCCGGCATCGTTCTTGGCCCGGCCCGCAATGGCATGGTCATACGTAGCGGTGTTCTGGGCCTGGGCATTCAGGTTCTTCACTGCGGCCTTGGCGATTTTGTACTGCTCGACAAGCGCTTGCGGCATTGGCGCCATGCCCTTGTATTCCGGCCACAACTCGAGCGCGAGCGCGACCTTCAGGAAACGCCCATAGCCCTGCGGCAGCGTCACCGGGGTATCGAGCGTCAGGAAATCCGTGAACAGGTTGTCCGTCCACAGATGCACCTCACCGCCCTGTGAAGGGTTGGGGAAGAAGTAGAACGTCCCGAGCGGGACCGCGGCGTCGTAGTACAACACCTTCGGCCATGGGCCCGGCTGATTCTTCAAGCCGATCGACGACCATTGGTCGAGGCCGATCACGTCGAGCGGATAGTCGACCTGCGAAATCCCGCTCGTCGTGAGCCGCGTAAAGCCGGTTAGGACACGTAAGGGACGCTGGACCGCGATGTTGCCAGGCATCGTGTACGTGATCTGAAACAGCACCGAGAACGTCGCGGTCGCGTTCTTCGACATCGTCACCGTGTTTGCGCCGATCGCCGTTACCGTCGCACCAGCCGCAATGCCCGATCCGCTCACCGAAGCGCCGATCGCGAGATCCGCGGGCATCGCAGTGACGTTCGCTATAACGTTGCTTCCCTGCGTCACTGTCCCGAGGAACGTCCCGCCGGCCGGATTTCCGACCGTGTAGATGTTCTGGCCGCTCATCAGGTCGAAGATGTTCTCGACCCGCGCGTAGCAGGCGAGATGCTCATTCGACAGGCTGTCGAGCAGGTCGTTGAGCACGACGAGCGCATCGTTCGCTGTGTCGTCGTCGGGCGTCTCGCCGACGGCGAGCTCGTTGATACGCTTGAGCGCGCCCTTGATGATGTCCAGCGCCGTCGCTGACATTACTCCGCCTCGCCCTGGGCCTTCTGGTCGGCCTTCGGCTCGGCTTTCACGAGCGACGCCAGGTCATCTGTCCAACCTTTTTTCACCGCTGCCTTTTGCTCGTCGGCCGACTCGACAACCATCGTCTTGAGCGCGGCGCTGTGCACGGCCGCTTTCAGCGCTTCCTGATCCTCGAACTGCTGATTGGCGCGGTAGAGCATTTTGGGAAATTCCATCATTCCTCCGGTTCAAGATGGGCGCCGAAGCGCCCATGCCTTTTAGAACGAGTTCATGTAGCCCGCGCCGGCCGCAACGACATCGCCGGGTTGCGGACGCGAGACCTCGAACGTGTACGAGCCAGCATTCGGCGTGATCGGCGAGGCCGTCAGATTGCCGAACGTGATCGTGATCTTGTCGTTCGTGGTCGGATCGGCCGTCACGTTTGCGACGATCAGGCCAGCCTGGAACGCGCCTGGCGACGCGACATACTCGATGACGTCACCCGGTTGCGAGCCGAGACCCA